CTTCCGCATATCCTCGGAAGTGCCAGAAGCCATTCCGCTCGGATCGTGAATCATCATCAGAGCGGCATCAGCCATCTCGACGCGATCACCGGCAAGAGCAATGATGGAAGCAATCGAAGCCGCAATGCCGACAACCCGAGTGGTCACCGGAGCTTTGCGACCGCGCAACTGATTGTAAATGCTTAGACCATCCCAGACATTACCACCGGGACTGTTGATCTCGACCAAGAGCGGACCATTTCCGATCTCGTTCAAGACGTCCGAGAACTGCTTAGCAGACAGACCGCTACCACCATACCAATCTTCCCCAATCTGATCGAAGATCTGGATGGTTGAAGTCTCACCAGCAGAATTTGCCGGTGAATAATAGAGCCAGTCAGTCTTTTTGGTGAAGCTCATTCGGTTTTCTTGGCTCGCGGCTTGCGTTGCTTTTTGGCTTTAGCGGTAACCTCCGTTTGTTCTACAACAAGCGGTTGCGATCCACCTTCAGACGGAGCAACTGGCAACGGAGATTCAGAAGAATCATCTTCAATGTCAATAGCCGGTGCAGCACTAGCCGCAGGACGCTCTTTCTGAATCACCGAAATCTCAGAGACATCAACGTTGTATTTGTCGGCCAACTGACGAACAAACAAAGCTTGTTGAGCCTTAGCCTCAAGAGCAGAACGCCAATCAAGTCCACGCGCACCGTAGACCTCATCGTAAGTCACAACACCGGCTTCCAACTCAGCAAGTTGAGCCGCCGAGTTACGGCCAACATCAACATTGGGAGAACGAGGAGCAGTGATTGAAACTTCGTACCAATCAGAAGGAGCATCATTCAGAGTGGGATCACTCTTGATCGCGTACTCCATGACGTATTCGTAAATACGTCGAGCAGCAGAAGCCATGACCTGATGGCGCGATCGGAACCAAACAGCGGACATATCTAGCGCGCCGCGATAGACCGTTCCCTGCATGGACTCTGGATAGACCAGAACATAAGGAATACCAACACCGGCACAGACCTTTTCTGTCAGTTGCCGCCAGTATTCCCGCATATTCACACCGGGACGCTCGGTGGCGAACTGCTCGAAAGTGTCTCCGTTCTTCAGAACCTTAACGGAAGAACCGAACACTTGCTCGTAATACGTCTCAGCAGTGTTAGGCGTTACATTCGCACCAATACCAGCGCGGAGGCTGGAAGCTTGAACTTCACCACTTACGGTTTTGACGATTTGAGCGACGGAAGCCCCGAGCTTGCAGGCTTCCATTTCAAGCTTTTGGAGATCGTCGAGGTCGTGCAGGTCATTGATGACCGCAGAGACAAATGGGAGACCGCGAAGCTGGGCGGGCCGGTTAGGCTCGTAGATGTGAACGACCGAATCCGCAGGAATGGAGCGAACATCGACGAGGTTTCCTTGGGTTTTCTCGGAACCGATGAAATACGAAACAGCGCGACCAGTGCGCGGATCAAAGCGGATTCCGTCAAACACGGTCTCGTCTGACTCCATGCCAACCGGAGTCGCCACCGATTGGGCTTCGATCAACTGCAACCGAGGCTTTCCGCTCTCTCCACGGGTAAGCAGAATAAAAGATTCCCCATCATAGAACCAACCACGGGCGGCTTGTCCCATGAGCGTCGAGAACGACTGACGGGAACCGATATCGGGATATCGGCACCAGATATCGAACCACTTCTTAGCCTTAAGATTCCAAGCAGGATCGCTAGAAGCGGGTTGAACGGAGAACGAAGATCCAACTGTGTAAGACTCAAACAGATCCCCCAATCTGTTCATTATCGCGTTGTTCTGTTCAAAGAAACGCGACTTACGGACAATGGCTTGTCGGGTCGAACTGGTGACGTCAAAACGAGCAGAAGTGTAAGACGTGTCCAGATAAGACCGGCGCAACGACTGACTCGCTCCCTCGTACTTGTTAGCGGGAGCAGGAAAGAGTTTCTCTCGGATGGTTGCTAGGATTCCCATTATGACATCCGAGTGGTAGGCTCCCTTCGGAACTGCGTGAAGTCTCCGAAATAACGAGTGGTGGCAATCAAGATCGCTCCGAGCATCTTGTTGTAAATCTGGAGATCAGTCGGACTCGTAACACCATCTCCAGCCAATAGCGTCACAGCGTAGTCGTAATCACCCAACAGGGATTCCCACATTTCCAGCATCTCCATAGGAGCAGCGGTCCCTTTTCCGGGTTCAGCGAACTCAACGGAAACATCGCTGCTGGAAGTCTGGCGAACAATCTGACCGGACTCCTGAGAGTTTGCGGAAACGGTAAGCTTAGCGGTCAACGCTTCCAATAGCGTCAAAGCACCTTTGCTTGCGTATGTGGTACGCAAGTAGGCTCGCTTGGTCGCTACAGTGTATGTGAACACTTGCGCGGACTATTCACAGAGCGAAAGACTTGTCAACCACCAGAATTTTCGGAAGTGCTAGATGCAAGATCGTTCCACAACATCACCATCGCCAATTGCATCAACTCGCAGTCATGCAAGTGATCTGGCCAACGAGTATTTCTCTTGAACCAGAGATGTTTGATTCTGCCAGCACGATTTGCGGTTGGCTTTAGGACGTGAGAGTCCAAATGCTTCCAGTATGTGTCAGAATCAGACGCAAATGCCCCGTCAGCCTCTAGCGGTGCCGGTAGACTACAAACAGTCCATTGATGCGATTCCGAGCCTTTACGGAGCCGTTGAAGGACTTCCCGCATATGCTCGGTGTCGAACACAAGAAGCGGTTGCACCGCATCGGTTCGCATGGATGTCGAGGTGGTGATGCCGAAAGGATGGATTGCTCCGGTTTTGCTGGTGAATCGCGCACCAGTCTCTCGACCTTTCATCGGCATCCAGCCAATGAGCATCGGCTTTCGGAGTCCACCTTCCGGTGGATATCGCAGACCGCATGGATAGGTGATCGGATTGCTGCTGGTCTGCGAGAACTCGGCGCAAGCGTCATAGACGGCTTGAGTGTTGAAACCGGAGTCAACACCCACATCCATGTCATGGACGTTGTATTGAAGTTGAACCCGTCGCAGAGCGGCAAAATCGTCCGCATGACCGGCAGCAACCAGACGCGAGTTTCCTTTGCTCCATTCTCGGCAGACCCACCACACAAACGGTGCAGCGGCTTGCACGTCAGCGGTAAGATATCGTCGAGCCTCTGGGAGACCGGAGTCGGAGACGACTTCAACCCTCTCTTGCTGGCTCTCTTGGTTCTCCCACGGTTCCGCGAGCATACCGTTGATGAACCCTTGCAACCCCATCATGGATGCTTTGGCTTCCAAGAATGAAACGGCCAAATGACCCCAAGTGCATTTTCGATCCGGTGAATAGAGAGACGAAAGATGGTAAGATCGAACGCTCGGAAGGCTCGCTTGATTTTCCGCAATCCATTTGCCGTTTCTCAACCCTGCGACCTTCTGACTATCATTGATCTTTCCCTGACAGAGTTGGCAAACGTAGTGTGCAGACGACCGGATCTTCTGCCAGTCCGGCCTCCCATCCTCGGTCTTGGCGTTGTCCCAAGTCACCTGCCGCCACTCCAGTTTGATGTACTCGGAGCAGTGCGGACACGGGATGTAATACCGTCGCTGGTCTCCTCGTAGGAAACGCTGCCAGATTCGACCCTCCGATGTTGTGGGAGTGCTGGTGAAGAAGGCTTTGGAGCTTGAGAACGCTTTAAGTCGTTGCTCTGCAAGGTCCAACGCATCGGCTTCTTTTGCTGTCGCTTCAGCGAATTTGTCCACTTCATCTGCCACCAAGATTCGGACGGGACGAGAGGCAAGATTTGCCGGTGAGTTTGACCCCACAAAGGTCAACGTGCAGCGGTCGAATTGCTGCTCTAGATTCGTCATCTGGTCTTTGTCTGAAGGGAACCGCTTTACCAGCGCGGGGCAGTCTTCCAGCATCGGGAGCCACCGAGACTTTGAAAAGCTGCGAGCCAGATTCTCGGAAGGCATCAGCCACAGTGCGGGACTAGGTTCAGTGTCGATAGCCCATGCAAGACCAGCCATGAGCGTTGTTGTCTTACTGGTTTGAGATCCCCAACACAACGTAACCTCTGACACTGAAGGATCTTTCCAACACTCCAGCGGTTCTCGGCAATACGGACGGACAGCGGTCGAGAATGGGCCGGGATGCTCCGTCTGCCTCTGAGTCAACGTCAGGTTTGATTCCGCCCATTCCACCACAGTCTGCCGTGGAGACGGGCGGTAGATCTGACGGCGGAACTCTAGGATTTCACGCTCAAGATCGCGCATCAGAACAGTTCAGTTTGATTGTCCGCGATGCTGTGCTTTCGAGCCTCTCCCATGTTCAAGAACGCCATGCGCTCATTGACTCCATCTACAAGCTTGTCTCGTAACTGGACATTGCATCCCCAAGTTGCGTTCTCATTAAAGATCTCAACCATCAGGACAATTCCGTCAGGCTCCAAGTGCAACACTCCCCAGAAAGGAAGCTTGGTGTGCTTGGTGATATCAAGAGCCGCTTGAAGCTTGCTCCACGAGATCATCCATTGGTTTCCATAGGTTGACTCCAGTTTTGCTCGGGAGTAATTCCGAGATTTGACCTCGTAAATTCCAGTGATCGTGCCGGTATTCTGGTTCCAGACGAATCCATCAATGCGCGACGGCTTGTCATCTGCGATCGGCAGGAACCGGAGAGCGGTGTCACGCTCAATGGCTTTGATAGCAATTCGATTCTGTCTGAGAGCCTCCAACCCTCGCGGCTTCTGGCAGTTCAAGATTTCCATGGATCTGTCTGGTGTAACGTCTTCAAACAAACGTCCTGAACCCAACGCTCAAGCTCTCTTTCGGCGTGTTCTGGATCATGCGGTGCAATGCGACCGGCAAGCTGCTTGGGCATACTCTTGAGCAACTGAGCAACAGCACCGTCATGGTCTTGCATCACCTTCTTGACCCAATCGCCAGAGACCAGTTTCCGCTCACGCTCTGCGAGATCCAGAACGTCTTGCCGTGCAGAAATCAAGTTCTTGGCTGCTGTCGAATGCACCGAGACCATGCGTCCAGCGTCCAGAGATCTCGCTCTGAGACTTTCAACGGCTAGACCATAGGCTGCACGTTCGATCTCCTTCTGTCGCTCATATGCCCCCTGTGGGGTGTCGTTAGCAACCTGCGAGCGGTCCACTTTCTCTTGGGCTTCCGGTGGGCGGTAAGGTCCATCCAAAGGCTCCGATCGAATGTGGCTGGCTTCGATAGCTGCTTTGCGACGTTGGGCCGATGATCCACGCCAAGCATCCGCTGCTTCCGCTGAGTCCAAAGGCATCCCCTTTGAAACCAACTGAGAAACTCGACCTTTGGTCAGGCCAGAGTGTTTGACGTACTCGCTCTGGGTCATCGCAGACTTTCTGGAAGATCTTCGGACTTGGCTTTGAGCAGGTCAGCCAACCCCTTTGAAATCGTGCGTCGAGCAGGACTGTCATCGTCCGGTGCGTAATGCGCGGCCACCAGATCGCAGGTTGTTCGATTTGCGCGGATCTGAGCGAGATGCCAACGCAATGTGTGATGCCCAAAATTCAGCATGACGTATTGTGCAGCGTTTGTCAT